ATTATATCTGAATCTCTATACCCTTTATCTATATTATTGTCTTTACCGATAACACCTTCTTCAATTCTACCTTTTTTAAATATTTTAAATATTTTATTGATAGCTTTTTTATTTAAGCCTTCATTACCTTTGAACAACCAATAACTATATTTACTTAACATTAGAAATAATTAAAATTTATTACCATTCTATTATTGCAGTCTGTAGAATTTGTTCCATAATGTCCTTGATCTGCATCAAATAAAACCATTCTGTTACCTTTACTCTCTACCTTACGATTTCCTATTTTAGTATAACCATTGTTGTCATTTAAATAATATAAAGCTGCTTTACATTTAAAAGGCTGGTCTATGTGTTTACTAAACTTTACTAACTGGTGACTTATTGGATTTAAATTAGCTTTAATATGTATCAAAGATAAGGAGTTTAACTTTTTTATAATAGGATCTAAATAACTAAAAAATTTAGAATTAACATAATTATCTTTATAAAAGATATGAACAAGTTGAGACTTGAATAAACCTTTATCTCCTATTACTTTTTCTGAGTTGTAAAACCAAGGAAACTCATCTGATTCCATAATTGACTTTAAAGTTTTATAATCATCTTCTTCTAAATAGTTATCCTTAATTTTTACCATCAAATATTAAAACCGTATAAAATTTTTTCAGAAGTTGATAAGTTAGGTGTAACTAACGTTTCAATCCATGCTGGCCATATATAAACACACCCTACGTCTAATTTTAAATTAAATTCTTTAGAATTGTATTCATTGAAATTTTTGTAATCGACAGCATAATTATTCATCTCTGCTTGATTATTAAAAATAATATCTCCTGAGTTTGAAGAACCTTTTACTACGTACACACCTGTAAAAGTATATGGCGGACGTTTTCTAGGTTTATTAAAATCACCTTTATTATTTATTAAGAACCAACCATTGTGAACACATAGATCTCCTCTTACATCAAAATCTTTGAAAATAGTTTCTTTCATAAAACTATTAATTTGTAAATTCAAAGGTTCTACACAACTAGGAAATGGTTCAAAATAAAAATGACTATGCCAACCGCCGTAGTTAGACTGATTAGGAACTATTACAGTTTCTTTATCAATTTTATTTATATATTTAATAATTTTTTTATTATCTATTTCTAATTTTTTTGCATACAAATCAGTTTTAAATAAAGTTATTTGTTCATGTTTTTTAGTCGACATAAGACCACCATCCTGTAATTATATATTTTATTTCTTTATCTGATATAACTCCTTTATGAGTATGTGTCCATTGTGCAGGCCATATCAATGTCTTACCAGTAACACACTCAAAAGTTTTATTTTGATAATAAAACATTGTGCCTGCTTTTTTACAAGTATTTAAATATGTCATAAAAGTTAAATGTCTTTTAATACTATCAGGTCTTGTTCCAGTATTTTCATAATGCCATATTTTAAAACCACCACCTGGTTTATATTTTTGTATGTTAACACCACTTATAATATATCTCTCTTGATCATGGTTAGAGTACTTGTATTGTTTTTTGTATTTTTCTAAACAAAAAGTTAAATCTTCAAAATAAGGTTTTAACAATGAATCAAGAGTGTCTGCTCCACCTAAATAAATATCTGTGGATTCTTTTATGTGATCTTCTAATCTTTGATTACCAACAAAACCTCTTTGTTGTCTTTTTTTGTTTTTGTTAAACCACCTAATGACATCTTCACAGACTTCTTTATCCATTTTGTATTTTCCTATAAAATCAGGCATATTATTCAATCCAAAAAGGAAAACTTAAAGATAATCTTTTTTCTGTGGGAATACATTGATGCTTCCATTGATACGGAATGTATATCATATCTCCTGGTTGCAAAATTGTTTCACAAAAATCTTTAACAATCCACTTAGATTTTCCTTTCTGTTGTACAATAATATTGTGTGCTTGGTCAGAATGCTCAGGGAAAGAACAAGAGTTCTTTGTGTAAGAAGCATATATGTGAGCATCCCAAGATTTATAATTAAATAGATTATTATCATCTACGTATTTTTTTATAAAACTAAAATCAAAATATTTTAAACAATTACTTATAATTATAGATTTATTTTTATAACCATATTTACCAAATCTTTTTTCTTTTGTTGGTAGTATAACTTCAAAATCTTTATCTTCACATCTATCTATGACTTTATCTAATTCATTCCAAGTCAGTAAATTTTTAGTGACAAAATTTCTTTCTAATATTGCTTTCACAATGACGTAGATACACCATTTTATAAATTTTTACAAGATTTAGACTGAGTCCCAGGCTAGAGTTGAAGCGTTCCAATGATAATCCACAGCTTCTGTTGCAGGATTATATCCGTCCCATCTTTGTTCAGCTTCATTCCATTGCATAATTAAATAAGTATTATCTTCTAAAATATATGAAGTAGGTCTAGCAACAGGTGGTTGCCATATGTAATTTGAATCTAAAGTCCAAGATGCATGTCTTTGTGGTCTATGAAAAGCTTGATTTTCTGAATCCCAAACACTTCCTATTCCTCCAAAATTATATCTAGTTTCTGCGTTTGAAGCATCTCTAAAAGTTTCTACAACAGTTAAAGATTGATTATCTTTAACATTTCTAGCTTGAGCGATACCTTCTGCTTCGTTAGCTACATCTAATAAAATTACATCTGTAACAATGTTGTTATCATCTAATATTGCAAAGTGTTTATCAGCCATTATTGAAACTTCCTTTTAATAACTAAGAAACCATTTCCGCCGCTTCCAGCAGGTGATTGTCCAGGGCCACCGCCTCCGCCACCGCCACCTTGACCATTTGATCCAGGTTGACCAGTTCCAGCAGGACCATTTCCGCCACCACCTGATCCTCCAGATGATGTTCCACCCCAAGATCCACCAGCTCCACCGCCTGATCTTGTTGTACTTGTAATTCCCTCTGATCTTCCGTTTCCACCGTTTCCACCTTCACCACCATTTCTTGATGGTCCAGGTTGACCGCCGTTAGATGCTCCTCCACCGCCTGAGCCGTGGTGTGAATATTGTCCGCTACCACCAGATGATCCATGTCCATAAGTTCCAGATTGTCCAGACTGTTGACCTTGCTGTCCGCTTCCTCCATTGTAAGAAACTCCACCACCAGATCCGCCTCCAGATCCACCAGATAATCCAGGACCTTGATCCCATCCAGCGCCACCACCGCCACCTTGTGCCGTGATTAAAGAACCCATAGTAGTATTTCCACCAGAGTCCCCTCTGTTATCTCCACCTTGGCCTCCGCCGTTTTGTGATCCTCCACTTCCAATACCAATTGGATAAGTTTGTGCTGCTACAGTAACAAATGCGTTAGACATGTCGACCATGCCTCCGCCACCACCGCCTCCGCCGTGGTCACCTCCGCCACCACCACCGCCGCCTACAGCGACCATGTTAACAGCTTTACCGTAAGTTCCATCTGTTCCTAATGCTGAAACAACAAAAGAACCACCAGAATTGTATGTATGAATTTTAAAATCTCCAGAAGTAGATACACTACCACCGGTAGCTTCCATAAATGGAGGACCACTTGGTCCTAAGATTCCTGGAAAAGAACCTGCTGCTCTAGTACCTCTAATTGGCATTTATTTCTCCTACGCAAATTGTGTTTGTGCTGCTAATACTTTAAACGAAGCACTACCAGTTTTAATTACACTGTAAGTGTAAACATCAATTGAGTTAGTATTCCCTTCTGTTGGAGCATCTCCTCCAGCCCATTCTGGAGTAACACCTGAGCCATCAACTTGTACGGCACTGTTTCTATATTCAGAGCTTCCGATAGTTACCATGTGAACAATTGTAATTGTTTCACCTGTATCCATAATACTGTCTAATGAATTTGAACCATCTCCTCTTATATTTAAAGTCCAGTCTCCTGATGCATCACTAGTGTAATATAAAAGAGCTTGAGTTGTAACATCAAAGTTAATAGTGCCCGTAGCTGCTGTTGCAGATACAGTTGTTTTTTCTGCTACATGCTCTATAGCACCTGCACCTAAAGTTACTCTTCCAACCCCTTTTGGAGAAAGTTGAAAGTCAATATTACTGTCTCCACCAGTTGCTGCTATGCTTGGTGCATTACCTGTTGCAGCGTTTGTTACATCAATTTGGTTTACTGCTGATGCTGTTGTTTGAAAAACAATTTGCTCATTACCGTTTTCATCTTGTATTCCGTGAGCGTCATCAATTTTAATATTGTTATCGTTAGTGTCTAAATCACCACCTAATTGTGGAGAAGTGTCTTCTACAACACTTTTGATACCAGTATTGATTGTTACAATATCAGGGTTTGTACCATCATTAGCTGCAGCAAAAATAAGAGCATCACCTTTGTCTGTTGCAGAAAAAGTAAATGTAGAACCTGATCCAGATGTATATTTAAATTGTACTGTGTATGCACCTGATGTTGAATTTCTTAAAAAATAAAAAGTTTGAGCATCTAAAGGTATAGTTACAATTTGATTTCCTGTAATCGTACCTGTGAACTCAATCATTCTGTGAGACATAACAGCTCCAGTTGATCCATCAGAAACTGCTAATGCAGTAGTTTGAGCACCACCAGCAATTGATTGTTGTGTAAATCCACCAGAAATTTGTTCTAAGATTTGTAAGTTTGTATTAGTTTTAGTACCCCATGTACCGGCGTTTTCACCAGTTGCCTGAAGTTCTACTCCTAAAGGTGTATATGTTGATGCCATAATTTTTCTCCTATGCTACGTCACTATAACTTGTATTTGATCCCGTTGCAACATCTGTATACGATGAATTTGAACCAGTGTCAACGTCAGAATATGCTTGTATTCCAAACCCTGAAGCAGTGCCAAATGCAGCTACAGAAGCAGTCGTAGACTGACCTGTTAAAGTTATATCAAGACTTGTATTAATAGTCAATCCTGTTCCAACACTAGAAGTTGAGGATTGTCCCGTAACTCCCATTACATCTGCAGGACTCAAAGAACCATTATTAGAAGTTAATCCAAAACCAGTTGGAATTACAATTGGATTTGAAGATACAGAAATATCTCCAAGACTAACTGTAGAGCTTAATCCTGTTACACCCATTACATCAGCTGGAGCTATAGATCCAACAGAAGATGTAGCTGATTGTCCGTCTATTCCTATTCCCTCGATAATATTAGGAGTTCCAACAGAAGAAGTTGCAGATTGACCTGATAAAGTTAATGAAACATTTCCAATAATAGTTGGATCACCGATCGAAGATGTTGCTTCTTGACCTGTTGGGAAAACATTTGAAGTTAAATCAAAAGTTACTGTGCCTAAACTTGTTGTTGCTGATTGACCTGTTAATTCTGCTACTGCATCGTTTGCTCTACCCCATGCTTCTTCACCCCAACCATCACGGCCCCAACCAACTTCATTGTAAGCTTCTACTGAACCAATTGAAGAAGTTAATCCAAAACCTGTTAAAGATACATTATTATCACCAATCTGACCCCATTCACCATTATTCCAAGTTCTACCACCCCAACCTTTTTCATTAAAAGCTTCTATAGAACCAACAGAAGTTGTTAAACCATCAGGTGCTGTAATATTTACAACAGGATTATTACTATCTCCCCAAGATTCTGAGTTCCAAGTATTTCTACCCCAACCATTCAATGAATAAGATAAAACACCAGCAGAATTTAATGAAGTAGTTAGTCCGCTAGGAGCTGTGATTGATGTATTACTTGTTAAATCAAGTGTAGGTGAACCAAGTGAAGAAGTTAATCCAAAACCTGTAACACTTAGTTCTACAATGTCCTGTGCCACAACACTTCCTAAAGATGTTGTCGCTGCTTGACCTCCAAGTTCTTGAGCAAATGCAACACCCCATCCAGAGTTGTTCCAAGCTTGTCTACCCCATCCAGCTTCATTAAAACCATCTGCTTGACCCACTGAAGATGTTGCCGAAACACCTGTTATTGAAACTGAAACTGTATTTTGTGCATTCCAAGAATTATAATTCCAACCATTAACACCCCATGTATCACCTGCTGGTGTATTTGCTTGTCCACCCATACCTGAGTGATTTGTGCAATAATAATATAATGTTGGTGCTGAAGCAGCTACAGTAATTTGTGTGTACGCTGTACCACCATATCCTGGTATTCCGCTTGTAGTTACACCTGTTGTGTATTCACTTCCTGAATTATGTGTTCCATCACTTGTGGTAGAAAATCTTAATGGGTGACCAGAGTTAGATGCATCTGATTGATCAAATCTATATGTATAACCTTCAGCTAAATTAACTGTATCTTGTTGAACTCCGTCAATAAAATATTTATTGCCGGAACCGGTAGAGACTACCGTTACTGTAAAGGTTCTAGTAACGGACATTCCGCGTTACTCCTTTACGCTATTCTGATAATCGCGTTACTTGCGTCTGCTGTTGGAAATTGAATTGTGAAAGTTCCACTTGTTACAGTTTTGTCTGCACCAAAATCAATCGCACAAACCGCTGCATCTGAAGAATGTGAATCATTAAAAATTAGACATCCTCTTGCTGTGAAAGATGCTGAAGTAAAACTTGTGTCAGCAAAATCACAAACAGCTGTTGATGAATCTAAAGTGGGAGTCACACTCGTAAGAGCATTTCCTTTTGCAGTGTAACCAGATCCAGAAACTTCTTGTGATGTAGTGTACGCAGTTGTACCAGCACCAAGTGAAGCTGAGCTTGTGTATAAAGCTAAGTTAAAAGTATCACCTGATGATGCAGTAAAGTTGTGTTCACCCTGTAAAATTTCTTGTTTGAAACTGTTACATATTGCCGATGTTATTGCCATAGTTTATCTCCTACTGTTTAGCTGAAGGTATTGGTATACGAACAGTTCCGTCTGTGTAATCGTCTCTCTTACGTCTACCAATTTGCTCTGCAGCAAACTTCTCTACCTCTTGTTTATACTTATTTTCGTATAGTGTCAACATATCTATTGGACCTTTTAAATATCCATATGCTTCTACTAGACATGCATATAATAAGCCATTTGGAAAATATTGGCTAATATAAGTCGTTGTATTTGAGCTAGATAACCCATCAGGGATAGCCTCATAATGTATTTTAAACTTAAATGTACTACTAGGTGCCGGAGCTAACATTAAACGACCTGACGTAGTGTCTGAGACGCCTGTAGCACCACCAAACATAGCATAGTATTTAGGCGTTCCTGTTGAAGTTTCAGCTGGAATATATTCTTGCAAATAAGTTTCATCTTTTTTTTCTAACCAAGTATTGGCTCCTGTAGCTGCTGATGTAGATTCATAAACTTGCACACCTTTTACAAATAAAGTTTTTGCAGGTACATTAATTGTTGTTTGACCAGTTACTAAATTACCAATTTTTTGTTTTTTATATGCATCAATAGGCACATCTCTTAAAATTCTAAATTCTGCATCTTCAATAATTCTATTACAAATAGCTGCACTTAATACATTAGAATCTACTTCTGTATAGTTTCTAATATCAGTTACTAAATTATCGTAAGTAAATCCTGCCATTATGCTTGCTGTGTTACAGGTCCTGCTGTAACAAAGT